AGGGTGAAATCTTTGACACCATGCTAGGTGAGTACGTATTACAGCGTGGACAGAAGGAACCACTGTCTCTTGAGGCTTGCGCTGAGAGGTATGACCTTGACACAAAGAAACAAGACAGCTTGAAGGAGTGGCTCAAGGCAGGTAAGTCTGTGCGTGACATGAACCACACAGAATTATCTGACTACCTATCTGCTGACCTACATGCTACGCAGCAATTGTACAATCGTTTGCGGAAACAGTACGAGGAGTGTAGCTCACTGGAAGGAACAATTAAGTTGACCAATCAACTGGCAGTACATCTTACACGTATATACCAACGTGGGTTTGCCGTTGACTTGGACGCTCTGGAAGAGGTGCGTAAAGAGTTTGAACAGGAGCGTGTTACATTGACACGTGAACTAGAAGAACAGGTACGTGAACTGATGGGTGATCGCCCAATCAATCTGGCAAGCACAGAGCAGTTGTCATGGGTTGTGTACAGCCGTAAACCAAAGGACAAAAAGTTCTGGGCAGAGTTGTTCAATGAACGTATGGATGACCAAGACTATCGGTATCAGGTACGTAACAGTAGTGACGTGTTGTATAAACAGAAAGCAAAGAAGTGCGATGAATGTTATGGCACTGGACAGATAAGAAAGGTAAAGAAAGATGGAACACCTTATGCCAGAACTAATAGATGCCCTACGTGCAACGGTGGCGGTTATACTTTTGTGGATGATAGGCAAGTAGCAGGACTAAAGTTCTCTGCACCTACAGCCAAGTGGGTGAGCCACAGTGGATTCTCTACTAGCAAAGACAACCTCGTATTCCTTGAGGGTATTGCACGTAGTAAAGGCATGACAGAAGCTGAGACATTTCTCAAGCGTGTACGTAGACTGAGTGCCGTAGAGACTTACCTGAGTAGCTTTGTTGAAGGTATATCCACACATACCAAGCTAGATGGTAGGCTGCATGTACGATTGCTACAACACCGCACAGGTACAGGCAGACTGTCAGGGGCAGACCCAAACATGCAGAACATGCCACGTGGTGGTACGTTTCCAGTGAAGCGTGTGTTCAAGTCACGATGGGAAGGTGGACAGATCATGGAAGCTGACTTTGCACAGTTGGAGTTTCGTGTAGCTGCATTTCTGTCACAAGACAAGACTGCCATTGATGAGGTGACTACTGGCTTTGATGTACATAGTTATACAGCTAAAGTTATCTCTGATGCAGGGCAACCTATCTCACGTCAGGATGCTAAGTCACATACCTTTGCACCTTTGTATGGTGCTAGTGGGTTTGGACGTACAGAAGCAGAGGCTGCATACTACAAGCAGTTCACAAAGAAATACAGTGGCATAGGCAAGTGGCATGAGGCTCTCGCCAAGGAAGCATTGAACACTGGCAAGATACGTACACCATCTGGACGTGAGTTCTCATTCCCTGATGTACAACGTAGACGCTTTGGTGGTGTGACATATTTCACACAGATAAAAAATTATCCTGTCCAATCGTTTGCCACTGCTGACATTGTACCTATATCTCTGATATACATAGACAAGCTAATGGGTGTAAATCAGATGTGGTCTTGTATTGTAAACACAGTGCATGACAGTATCGTAATTGATGTTCATCCAGATGAAACAGAAAAGGTACTCAAGGTAATAAACAGAACTAATGAAATGCTAACATCGTTGGTGAATAAGAAGTGGAATATTGATTTCAATGTACCATTATTATTAGAAGCAAAAATTGGAGACAATTGGCTTGACACAAAAGACGTTGCATGATAAAACTATAAATTCGTAAAGTAGAAAAGGAGACTATATATGAATCAAGTCGCAATAAACACAAACTTCTCAGACATGGCAAAGCTCATGGGTATGTCGGTAGACAATCAGCAGACAGAGAAAGCATCTACGCTTGCTCGACTGCGTATATCACATGCACCTATCATGGGTGAGGCTGAAGTAAACGGCAAGACCAAGAAGGTTGAAGTCGTTGAGGGTGGTACATACAGGTTGGAGATACCTGATGGACCAACATACTACGCATCTAAGGCGGTCATTCGCCCATTCGTACAAAGGTTTATGTACAAGCGTTTCGTGAAAGGGAACGACAGTACACCAAACCGTTACATCAAGACTGTCATGGCTGACAACTTGAACATTGACCTCAAGGACAATGACGGTGGGTTCAACTGTGGTAAACCTGCAGGATACATACAGGACTTCAAGGCACTGCCTGAGTCCATGCAAGATTTGATCAAACAGATCAAGCGTGTACGTGTAGTGTTCGGCACTGTCGAATTGATTGACCCTGTAGATGCAGCAGGTAAGGCTGTTGATCTATCCTCTACACCATTCATCTGGGAAGTAGAGAACCGTGATGCGTTCAAGTCTATTGGTGCATTGTTCACCAAGCTTGGCAAGATGCGTAGGCTACCACCACAGCATACGTTTACTGCTACTACAGCAGAGCAGTCGTTACCAAATGGTAGCAGCTTTTATTTGCCAGAGACTGCACTTGACTTGCAGACTACGTTGGAGTTGGATGATGCTGCCCAAGAAACACTAGGTAATTTCCTAGCATGGGTGACAAACTACAACGAGTACATCTCGAATGCTTGGGATGAGAATGCCCACAAGCATGAGGACGTAGACAAGGAAGGTGTGGAAGAGTTCATCGACATTACTGAAGAGGACTTTGCATAATGAACCATCCTGCTGAACTGAAACTTCACCAGTTTATGTCTGATGCAATTGATGGGAAGACTACCTTCTCAGAAGAAACTGCTAAGAGAATTGGTGAAGAGGTGGCAGAAGCAGTCATACGTCAGTTTGGTAGTGGTAAATCTCGAAAGGAGTTCAGGTTACGGATGTCCAACATTGGACGTCCTACCTGTCAACTCTGGTTTGAAAAGAATAAACCTGAGAGTGCATTACCAAAACCATCCACGTTTGTAATGAACATGATGATAGGAGACATAGTTGAAGCAATTTTTAAAGGCTTGCTTAAAGAAGCTAAAGTGGACTTTGATGACACTGATCAAGTTACTCTTGATGTGGGAGATTCTAATGGTACTAGGGTTTCTGGTAGTTATGATCTTATAATGGGTGGTGCAGTAGACGATATAAAGTCTGCTTCTGATTGGTCTTATCGTAATAAGTTCGAGTCATATGCTGCACTGAAAAAGAGTGATCCATTTGGTTACGTAGGTCAGCTTGCAGGTTATGCACAGGCATCTGACAAACGTGCAGGTGGATGGTGGGTAGTAAATAAAGCCAATGGTAACTTTAAATATGTACCTGCTGCTATTGACATGCGGAAAGAACTTACTAAATTAAAAGAGACAGTTGAAAAAGTTAACGAGAATAAGTTTGAACGTTGCTTTGAAGCTGTTCCTGAGACTTACAGAGGTAAGCCCAGTGGCAACATGGTACTAAATGATAATTGCAGGTTCTGTGACTATCGTTTTGAGTGTTGGCCTAATATGCAAGAGCTACCATCGAAGGTATCACAAGCACGTGACCCTAAGATTGTGGCGTATGTCGAACTAAAGGAGTAATAAATGGTTAGTGTAGACGAAATGAAAGAAATGCAGGAAGAAATTCGTGCAATGGAAACTGAACTTGCAGAGAAAAAGAAAGAACTGCGAGAGGCTAAGTATGCAGGGTTACGTACAGCAATGCAAGCACGTAAGGAAGCAGACGAAGCTATTAAACAAGAACTAAAAGACTTAGGCTATCAGTCTACGTCATTTGGTATACCTTTATCCTCATCGTATCACTGGAAGTTCTAGTGAACAGAAAGCAGTTTCAGGCAGCACTAAAGTATGGCTACAGAAGTGGGCTAGAGATAAAGGTAAAAGATTATCTTGTAGAACACAATGTGCCTATCAAGTACGAAGCTCTCAAGATAGAGTGGGAAGACTTGATGTACCGCACATACACCCCAGACTTTGTGCTGCCAAACGGCATTATCATTGAAACTAAAGGTAGATTTACATCAGATGATCGTAGGAAACACACGCTCATTAAGAGGCAGCATCCCAAACTAGACATACGTTTTGTGTTTGAAAGCAGTAGACGTAAGTTAAGTAAAGGGGCAAAGACAACCTACGGCATCTGGTGTGAACGTAATAAGTTTCTGTTTGCAGACAGAGTTGTACCATTAGAGTGGTTAAAAGAAAAAGGAAAGGATACACATCCAGACCTGATTGCTTTCCCACTAAAGAAGATAGAAAGGAAATAGCATGAAAGGTGAAGACAGAATATTCGTAGACTTTGAACCTAACGATTTTGTTATACGAGTATCCCCTGTACTAGATGAACAGGATGGATGGACAGGAGATTTAAAAGTTGGTTATATGACACTTGATGAGAACTATCTCAAGGATGATGACTATCAACACGTAGACCTGTTGACTAATCTTATGTTGGCTGCTGTACCGCTCATGGAAGAGGATGTAAAGTTTAGAAATAGTCTTTACAAATACCATGAACGTATGTTAAAAACACAGGGCAAACCAAAGATCAGTCACGAAGAAGATAACGTAGTACATTTAGATTTTGGAAAACAATAGGAGAGAGTATGGCAGACAATGTAAACAAACCACCACACTATAATCAATCTGGCATTGAATGCATTGATGCCATACAAGCAGCAACAGGTGATGGGTTCGAGTATTATCTACAGGGTAACATAATAAAATACTTGTGGCGTTACCGATATAAAAACGGCATTGAGGACTTGAAGAAAGCTCAATGGTATCTGAATAAACTAATAGAGGTAAACGATGCAGATCAAAGTGTTCTTGACTTTACAAGTAGACGAAGATGAATATCCTGTTCCTGTCGATGGTCAAATAAAAGAAGAGGTAAATGAAACTCTACAAGAATTTATCTACGACATAGATGGAATGATGATTAAAGCAATAAACATATTAACGGAGTAAACAATGAGTAATTATTTACCGACTGACTATCAGTCATTTATACATAAATCACGTTATGCAAAATACTT